AAAATATATATTTTTTAAATATTTTTTTTATAATATATGAATGGAGCTTGTATTCCCAGCATTAATATCATCAATAGCTACTCTTTTGGCTGTTTGGTTGCAGTCATTTTTAAACAAGAAAAAGTCTAAAAAGGCTAACAGAGAATTTATTGATTTAGTCAATAGCCCTAAGGTTAAGAAATTTTATGTAGTATTCAAAGATGATGATGATAAAGAAAATAAAATGTTTTTATCGAAAGCATCTGTGGCGGAAAAAAATATTAAGTTAAATATAAAAGATAAAAAATTAATGTTATTCGTCGAGTTTACAAAAGAAAAACATCTAGATTACAATAACATGGGAATAATTAAAAGATACTCAGAAAAACTTAACGAAAGGTTTGATCATGTCTAATTTATACTGTCCAGGTTGCGGACACAAAAATATCTATAATTTGCACATACCAAAGTTTTGCAATTCTTGTGGTTCTAGTTTTCAAATTGAGTCGCAGGCAAAGGTTGCACAAAAGACATCAACTAAAGGAAATACTGCGGCAGAGATTGATGAAGATGAGTCAGATATAGATTATGTCCCAGAAATAAATAAATTACAATATGAAGTGTCCCATGCTATGTCAAATGTTTTTAAAGGTAAAGATATATTAGGTATTGAAGAAGAAGAATTAAATAAAATAACCAAGTCTCGTGGCGAAAAAAAGAAAAATAAGGTACGAAGATCGAGTAAAAGAAATTGATAATGAAATAAGGAAAAGAAGGCCAAAGTGGAGACTAAATGCGATTCACTGGATGGACTTCGAGGATGTTTCTCAAATCATAAGATTTCACCTTTATAAAAAATGGGATCAGTGGGATCAAAGTAGACCCTTATTGCCGTGGATAAATAAAATAATTACCAATCAATTTAAAAATGTTTTAAGGAACTATTACCATAGTTTTGTTAAACCTTGTGTTGGTTGTCCATTAAATTCCTCTTTTGATGGAGAAAATTTATGTAGTTATACAAAAAGTGGATTACAGGATTCGTCTTGTCCGCTTTATAAAAAATGGGAAAAATCAAAAAAATATGCTTGCAATGTAAAAATGCCAGTTTCAATGGAAGATGTGAAAACTGATTCGGTAAGAGAGACACAGTTTTCAAGAGAACTAGATACAGATATTAAAATGTTTCATAAAAAAATGAAAGATGAATTAAATGAAAAAAATTACACTATCTATGAAATGCTATTTATATCAGAGATGACGGAAGAAGAAGTTGCATTAAAGCTTGGATATAAAACATCAGAAAAAGGAAGAAAAGCGGGATATAAGCAGATTAAAAATTTAAAAATTAAATTTAAAAATATTGCATTAAAAATAACAAAAAATAGAGATATGTTTTTATAGATGAAAAAATTATCAGAAGAACAAAAAAAATATATAGATAATAATTATATTCATATACCTGATGTCGATCAATTAACCAAAATTGTCTTTGACAATGATAATTTAGATGGCAGAAATAAAGAAGGGAAATTGGTTGCTGAGTATATGCTTGAGAGGGGTTATAAATATAAAACAAAAGCTCACGAAAAAGTTAAAAAATTAATATTGACAGATGAACAAAAAGCATTAATTACAGAGTATGCAAAAGACAAGTTGAGTAGCCTGCAGATTGCTCAAATGGTATTCCAGGATAAAGAGGTTAAAAATCTAAGCTCAGAGCAAAGAGTGGTCAATGAATTCTTAAAAACAAATGCTCCAGACTTTATCAGGCCCAAAATTTTTGAAAAAGAAGAATACTTTCCTCCAGAAAATTTAGAAAAAGTAATAAAAAAAATAAATGAATATACTCATCAAGAGCTAAATATTAAAAAGCTTAGAAGGATGGAGCAAGATTATATTAAATCGACAAAAAAATTTCTTTCATCTCCTAGGTTTGTTCAATTAATGAACACATATAATTGCGAAGATGCAAAATTGTTTGAAGCCGAGTTTATTAGAGCTACATGGGATAAATCCGACTTAACTGCAGATGAAATAAATTGATACATTAATGTTTGTGTAGATTATGTTAATTTAAAAACCATACAAAGAAATATGGAAAAATTAAATCAAATGTTTGATGATGTAGAAGATCAAACAGAAATGTCTGTAAAACTTGCAGAAATATTAAAAGCAAAAAGTGCTGAATATCACCAGTGCGAACAGAGACAAGAGTCTCTTATTAAAAAGTTAAATGGAGACAGGTCTGTTAGAATGAAAAATCAACAAGACAAGTTTGCTTCTATATTAAATTTAGTACAATCTTTTCAAGAGCAAGAAGAAAGACAGAGAATGGTTGAAATAGCGGAAAAACAAAAGCAATTAGTTAATGAAGAAATAGATAGAATTGAAGACATGGATTCATGGAAAGCTAGAGTTTTAGGATTAAGAAAAGAGGATGTTTTATAATGTATACATATAATATAAAAGAAATTGTAAGAGTTATTGATGGAGATACTGTAGATGCAATTATAGATCTAGGTTTTAATGTTCATATAAAAGAAAGAATTAGGTTGTACGGAATTAACACTCCAGAAACAAGAACAAGGAATAAAGAAGAAAAGAAAAGAGGGTTAATTGCGAAAGAAAAAGTTAAGCATATTCTTTATTCAGCTAAAAATATTAAACTTGAGTCTAAAGGCTTAGGAAAGTATGGTAGAGTTCTTGGTATATTAATAATTGATAATCAAGAGCAATCTTTAAATGACTTTTTATTAAAAAATGGATATGCCGTTGAAATGTAAAGAGTGCGAAAAGGTTTTTAAAAAATCTAGTGGTCTTCATATACATATTAAAAGAGGCCACAAAACTGAATTAAAAAGTTATTATAAAAAGCATTATCCTAAAAAAAGTAAGCTATATAAAAAAACAATTCCTTTTAAAAATCCAGAAAACTACATTAAGACAGATTTTATAAGCAGGGAAGAATTGATTGAATGGTGCCACAAAGAAGATATTGATGTCGTAAAATCTTACATTAGAAAACTCATAACTAATAGAAAAGAGTCAAAAAAATTAAATTACGAATTAAGTGAAATAGAGCTTGAGCTTTGTAATTTTCCAAATATAGATTGCTATAAACAAGTATACGGAAGCTATTCTAAGTTCTCAAAAGATATAGGATTAAAATCTTTTTTTGACAAAAAAATTCCAGACAATTTTTTCTTAGAAAAAAAACAAGAAAACGAATTGAAAATTTTTGTAGACACAAGGGAGCAAAAGCCTATAAAATTTAAAAATAGTGAATTTATGAAATTGGATTTTGGCGACTATACGGTGGGTCAAGAATTTTATGATTACACATATATTGATAGAAAAAGCGAAGTTGATTTTAAGTCAACATTATCTGGAGACAACTATGAAAGATTTAGAAGAGAGCTGGATAGGGCTAGAAGCTTTGATTCGTACATTTTTATTGTTGTAGAAAGTAGTATAGATAAAATTAAATTAAATAATAATTTTGGACCTCATAAGTCTAAATTACCTTATATATGGCATAATTTAAAAAAGATTTCTCAAGAATATCGAGATGTATGCCAATTTGTTTTTGCTCATAATAGATCTGGTTTGAAAAAAATAATTCCAAAAATATTATTATATGGAAGAAAAATTTGGAATGTAGATCTTCAATATTTTATAAATAAAAAAATAAATGAAAAAAGTTGAATTTATTTGGTCTCTAGACTTAGCGATGACCATGAAAGAATGTATGCAAAGTCTCTTTAATAAAAAAGATATTTCTACTTTCTCTAAAGAACTAGTTGAGATAGTAGATCCAGGTCAAGTGCCTACTATAATTGTTAAAAGTTTCGGAAAACATAATGAAGATATGAATGGGTTTAGGTTAATCTCTGAGAGTCAAAACTCTTTAATTACAGCTCATTTTGCTTTGAAAACAAAAACTATATATATTAATGTGCATTCTTGTCATCCTTACCAACCGAGTATGGCATTAAATAAGGCTTCTAGCTTTTTTAAAACAGATAAATATAAGTGTCAAAAAATATTTAGAGAATGAGCTGGGACGAAGGTCAGCAAAAAAGACAAGTAAAAGAAGATTTTAATAAACTACTTTTATCTAAAGAAGGTTTTCTTGAGGAAGATGAGGCTAAAGTTCTTCTTTACAAATTTTTAAGAGAGAATATTACTTTTTCAACAGATCTAATTTCTGGTGTTGAGTTATTTCCATTTCAACATATGGCCATAAAGGCTATGTTTGAAACCGACTATACTTTAGGCATTTGGTCTCGCGGTATGTCTAAATCTTTTACAACAGGAATATATGCTTTTCTTGATGCTATATTAAACCAAGGTGTAGAAATAGGAATTTTATCAAAGTCGTTTAGGCAATCAAAAATGATTTTTAAAAAGATAGAAGATATTGCAGCTAAACCTGAAGCTAGATTTCTGTCTCAATGTATAACTCATAAGTCAAAAAGTAACGATGAGTGGTTGCTTGAAATAGGCTCTTCCAGAATAAGAGCCTTACCTTTAGGTGACGGCTCTAAACTTCGCGGTTTTCGTTTTCATAGAATTATTATTGATGAGTTTCTTTTAATGCCAGAAAGAATCTACAATGAAGTTATTGTGCCGTTTCTTTCTGTTGTTGAAAATCCTGTAGAGCGAGAGAAGATGTATAATGTAGAAACAAAGCTGATAGAGCAGGGAAAAATGAAAGAAGAAGACAGGTACAAATGGCCCAACAATAAGTTAATAGCATTATCTTCTGCTTCTTATAAATTTGAGTATCTTTATAAGGTTTATGAGAAGTTTGAACAGTTAATACAAAGTAAGGTAGATGAAGATGGAACTGATGCAACAAGGTGTATAATGCAATTTAGTTATGATTGTGCCCCTAAAAGGCTTTATGATGAAAATTTAATAGCTCAATCAAAAGCAACCATGAGTCAGTCTCAATTTGATAGAGAGTTTGGCGCTATATTTACAGATGATAGTTCTGGTTATTTCAAAACCTCAAAGATGGCAGAATGCACTGTTCGAGATGGAGATGACCCTCATGTAGAAATATGTGGAGATTCAGGATCAAAATATATTTTATCTTTCGATCCTAGTTGGGCAGAATCAGAAAGTTCTGATGATTTTGCAATTCAAGTTTTTAAATTAAATGACGAAACAAAGCAAGGAACACTGGTTCATTCTTATGCATTAGCAGGAACTAATTTAAAACATCATATAGAATATTTTCATTACATATTGAATCATTTTAATATCGTTGCTATCGTCGGCGACTATAATGGAGGAGTTCAGTTTATAAACGCCTGTAATGAAAGCAGTCTTTTTAAAAGTTCAGACATTAAGATAAAAATGTTAAGCCAAGAGTTTGATAGACCTGAGGATTATTCCAAAGAATTAATGCAAGCAAAAAATGAGTATAATTTAGAAGATAAAAAATACTGTATATTAAGAAAGCCCACAAGCCAATGGATAAGAAGAGCAAATGAGTTACTTCAGGCGAATTTAGATCATAAAAAAATTTGGTTTGGTTCTAGAGCAATAGATGACAGTTATCATTTACAAATTAAACAAAAAATACCAATTAAAAAAATTAAGTTTTCTAATTTTGCTGAAATAGAAGAAAAAGAAAATGTTGAAGCTAGAATGATTGATTTTATTGAGCATCAAAGCGA